TCAAGTATTGCAGACTAAGGCTAGTTTGTATTGTAGCTTGGACGATCCTTATGCAAAGGGATTGAATCTATCTCGTCTGTATCTTTTGATGCATGAGACCATTGAGAATAAATTTACAATCGATGGCATGAAAGAAGCATTGAAGACTCTTGCTGAAAAGCAAGGGAGCAACAATGCATATTGTAAACTTAGGTTTAAGTATCCATGGACCCAGAAGAGTCTACGTAGTGGTCTCGAAGGTCATATTGCATACGAGACCGAATTGGAAGGGCAGTATAAAGATGGGCGTTATAGATTCTATCTTACAATTGATTACGTCTATAGTAGCACCTGTCCTTGTAGCTTTGAACTGGCATATGATGCTAGAACTAGACGTAAGGCAGCCGCTAATGCACATAGCCAACGATCTGTTGTTAAGGTTAAGGTTGAATTCGACCCAGATGAATTCATTTGGATAGAAGATCTTGTAGAGCTATGTCGTGAACATATCCCTACAGAAGTACAAATTGTTGTTAAGCGTGAAGATGAACAAGCGTTTGCAGAATTAAATGGATCAAACCTGTTGTTTTCTGAAGACGTTTGTCGTATATTATATAAAGCGTTGGATGATTGGCATGTAGGTGGTCGGATTCAAGACTTCAGTATTGCAGTCTCACATGAAGAGAGCTTACATCCTTGGAATGCAATTGCTGTCACCTCTAAGTATGGTGGTGAAATTAATCTAGTTTAACTCGTATGGAGTCGTTATGAATATTTACCTACTGAAGTGGACTTGTAATGATAAGTCTGCATATAAAATTGGTATCTCTAAATCTCATTCGAGACTTATGCAGGAAAGGTTCGGAAGAAATTCTAAGTTCTGGCATCCTGGCTACGGTCTGTTTGACATAGAAGAAATAGGACACATCTACATCTCATCAGACATATATCTACATGCGCGCATTGCTGCGTTTGGTGTAGAGCATGCGATGCGAGCTGTGTGTCCTAAGGATTTTAATCTCGAAGAATATTTTGGTCTGGAGCCAGGTGTCCTTGACGGGATGGGTGGCATTACAGAATTCTTTTTGATGCCAGAATATTTTACTGAAGACCAGTTGATCGGAATCTTTAATCAGGCTAATAATAATGCTTGGCAACTTAATAATAAGTTGAAAAGTCTACGTGGCACTGTTGCTGCAGATATGGAGATCATGTCATGAAGAATGATTTTGTAGCTCTTACTCAACAAGTATGGGAAACTGTAGGTGTTGAAGAGAAACGTAAGCTCATGTATAAAATGATAGAAGACTTTGCTGTAAAAAATGTTGGCAAGTTTGCTATTCATGAGCTAAGATTCAGGTACGCTGTACAGAAGGCTAAGACCAGCACAGAGCTTGATAGGCTAGCTTCTAATATCATGTTGAGTAAAGGAGAAAAGGTAATATGAAGACAATATTCGTGACATTTCAGAAAGAGGGGATACATAAGTATCCTCTTGCTCCTGAAGGTGTAGAGTTCCTTCGTAATGAGCATCGTCATATGTTTCATTTCAAGGTTGAGATCGAAGTGTTCCATGATGATAGGGACATTGAGTTCATCTTATTCAAGCGTGAGCTTGAGGCTTTATACAGTCACGGTACCCTGCAGCTTGATTACAAGTCTTGTGAGATGATCGCTGATGATCTACATGACTATATCAGGCAAGCATATCCCAATCGTAAGATGACGATTACGGTAAGTGAAGACAACGAAAATGGAGCGATTTGTTATTATGACTAATTTAAATGTTGAAGTTAAGCGTGAAAATCCTATCTCGGAACATAAGATGCTCATTGGTATGATGAGTGACAGTAAGTGGTATAATACTGCCCAGCTAAGGACTGTATGTGGAAATCCACAAGCTCGTATGTCTGAGATTCGTAAGCGTTCACATTGGGACTTTGCTAAGTCCAAGATCGATGGTCGTACGCATTACAAACTTGGTACTACTAAAACTACAAAGGTTGTATTGTGATTGACTTTTGTCATATTGCACCAACGAAACATCTCGATTTGGTAAAGGGAAGGCCAGCACATCTTGTGCTGGCCCACCTTATTGAGGAAGATGAAAAGTACGTAGACTTCTACAAAGAGGAGACTGGTACTATTATTATGGACAACTCTGCTTTCGAGATGTATAAGCAGGGTAAACCAATGCTATCATCAGATAAGCTGATTGACTTAGCAAACAAGCTAAATAACGTCGATTATATTGTTATGACAGATTATCCAAACGAGGATCATAGCAAGACTATCGATGCAGCATACGAACTTTCACCTAAATTCAAACAAGCAGGTTACGGAACGTTCTTCTGTCCTCAGGCAAAGATTGGTGACATTGATAGCCTCGTTAAGTCTTTTGCTTGGGCTGCCAGCAATCCTGATCTTGTTGATTATATCGGGATTAGTATTCTCAACATTCCTAATGCTTATGGTGTTGAACGTGGTAACAAACTTCAACGTTTTGTATCTAGACTTAGGTTTATGTACACTTTGGAATTCTATGGACTGCTAGAAAGATTTAAATCTAACGGTCAGAAAATTCATATGCTTGGAATGGTAGATGGTCCCAATGAAATTATGTTCATGAGGCCCTTTCACGACTATATATCTACATGGGACTCTTCTGCAGCCATCTGGGCTGGGTTGAATCTCATTCCTTTTGATCAATCACCAACTGGCCTTGTCGATGGAAAGTATGAAAACGAAGTTGACTTTGATGCGAATTATGTAGATATTAATTCGTTAGAAGCTGCTCGTACTAATATGAATTACATAGACGGATTGTGCAAGAATGCCTAAAGCAAAATATACCCCATGCATTAAAGTTTGTACATACGATGACGAAGGTTATTGTTTGGGGTGTGGGCGTACTACAGAAGAAGTAGCTGGTTGGAGACATCTTACAGAAGACGAACAGTTAGATGGCATAGAAATGCTACGACAAAGACAATTTGAAAGGGCTAACCATGGCTAATAAAAAGATCAGTAAAGGTAATGATGTAATTGATATGGGCTCGTACAAATTAGATGTAGGAGCTGATGGTGAAGTCTCGGTATCCCATCTTAACGACTGGGGTGCTAACCATTATGAGGGAAGCTTTGGTACATATCAAATACATTTAGATCTGGACCATGACTTTTCTCACAAATCTTATACAGCACCAAAGAAACCTCAATACAAATACAAAGAGGATCAGATTCTTAAAGAGGTAGGAGATTATATTGCTTCTACTTACAAAGGTCACTATGTTCGCAAAGGTGAACTACAGACTACTGATATCTGGGAGATGTTAGGTAGTGCTGGTACTACTGCACGCGACACAGCTATTAAGTACCTCATGAGGTATGGTAAAAAGGAAGGCTATAACAAGAAAGACTTGTTGAAAGCTATCCACTATATTGTTCTACTATATTATTACACGCAGGAGAATGAACGTAATGATGATTCATCTGGGAAGCAAGAAAAGCAATTCTTATCTGAGTGAGTTTGACATTGATCAAGTCCAACCTAACGCCATCGATCTCCGGATTGACAAACTATTTAAGGTCAATAACGAACTATTTCAAATCGACGAAACCGAGAAGGTTCATCGAGGTTCAACTGAAATATCTCCTAGCGCAGACGGATGGTGGCACCTCGAAACGGGCACTTACGAAATTATTATGGAAGGGATCGTCACTATTGGACAGGGTGAAGCGGGCTGGGTTATCACTCGCTCTACTCTTAATCGTAACGGTATTTTCATCACTAGCGGTCTTTACGACACTGGTTACAGTGGTGTTATGGCTGGAGCTATGCATGTTAATGTGGGCAGTGCGAAAATTAAACGAGGTACTCGAGTAGGCCAGTTCCTATTGTTCAAAGCAGAAGCTCTCAAGTTATATGATGGTGATTATGGACTAGGTAAGGCTCATGATGAGGCCTATGGAGTGGTTAATTAATGGAAATTAAGATTGAAATAGAAGAGCTACGTAAGCGTAAGTTGTTTGTAGCAACACCAATGTATGGTGGTATGTGCGCAGGTATGTTCACAAAGTCTACAAACGATTTGTCCGCATTGTGTATGCATTATGGTATAGAATTAAAGTTCTACTACCTGTTCAATGAGAGTCTAATCACTCGAGCTCGTAACTATTGCTGTGATGAGTTCATGCGATCAGAATGCACTCATATGCTATTCATTGATAGCGACATTGGCTTCCAGGCTAATGATGTTATTAGTATGTTAGCATTAATGGATCATGAAGATGATAGTAGTAAATTTGATATTCTTTGTGCTCCTTATCCTAAGAAGACTATCTCGTGGGAAAAGGTTAAGTCAGCAGTAGATCAAGGTCGAGCTGATGAGAATCCTAATATTCTTGAGGAGTTTGTAGGAGACTATGTGTTCAATCCTATCAAAGGTACCAAAGAGATCAAGTTAGATGAGCCAGCTCAAGTACTTGAAGGTGGTACTGGTTTTATGATGTTCACGAAAAAAGCACTTCGTGTAATGACAGAGAATTATCCTGAGCTTATGTACAAGCCTGATCATGTTCGTACAGAACACTTTAATGGCGATCGTGAGATTATGGCTTTCTTTGATACTGTTATCTGTCCAGATACCAAACGATATCTTTCTGAGGACTATATGTTCTGTCAGTGGTCTCGTAAAGCTGGACTTAATATTTGGTTATGTCCTTGGATTAAACTACAACACATTGGTAGTTATGTATTCGGTGGTAGTCTTCAAGCTCTTGCATCGATTGGAGCATCAGCTACTGCAGATAAATCGCAACTCAAAAAGAGGAAGTGATAATGAAGTTTAGTAATGATACTGTGAATATATTGAAGAACTTTTCGTTGATTAATCCTAACCTTTCGTTCAAGTCTGGTAATGTATTGACAACTATGTCACCGCAGAAAAGTATCCTGGCTCGAGCAGAGACTCAGGATAGTTTTCCTGGCAGTGCAGCAATCTATGAGCTACCTAGATTTCTAGGTGTTCTAAGCCTATTCAATCAGCCTCAGGTTCACTTCGGTGAGCATCAATTCACGATTGAAGATGATCAGAAGAGTGTAAACTATACTTATGCTGAGCCA